CTACATGTTCCCGGACACGCGCATCAACCGTATCTCTTATGACTACGCTTCCACATTCTGGGACTTCCTGGTTTCAGGCGGTACTGATGCTGAAGCGGCATTCAAAGACTATCCGAACGTCGCGAAGTTCATCACCAAACCAAAGAATGATTCGCTGCCAGCGAACTTCAACACCTTTTATGGTCCACGCATTGTCAAGCAACTTGGCAGCGTTATCGCCGAACTGAAGCGTAGCCCAAACACTCGTCGTGCAACGCTGATGATCCTGAATGAAGACGATCTTCAACTGCTTGACAAGGATGAAACTCTCGAGTTCCCATGTACCATCGCGTATCATCTGACACGTCGCAATGGCAAACTCATTTTGAGCACGGTCATGCGTTCGCAGAACTTGGCAGTCGTCCTTCAGCTTGATGTGTATCTCCAAATTCGTTTGCTACATCTTGTTGCTGCTGAACTCGGTATCGACATCAAGGATACAGAGTACCACTGCCATATGATCAACGGTCACGTCTTTGAACGCGACTTTGATTATGTTCGCGGCTTCTTGGACTAATCTATGAACGTGCTATGGGTCCCAATCTTTAGCATGCGCTCACATGAGACTGGAAAGTACTCCGTCCTAAAGGATGGAAACTTCCAGCTCACAATGGCGCGTGTGTTGGCAAGTGATTTTGGGCGGGTGTTTGTTGCCGTCCCAAACGACATTTCAGACTTACAAGAGTTGACCGAACGATTTAAGGATTCGAAAAACGTTGCCTTTATTCAGATGACGTACGGCATCAATGCCGTTGAAACGAGAGAAACATTCTGGGATGTGAATGCCAGTATGATGGAGAACTTTGAAGGGACTCCAAACAATACAGAGCTCCTCATCACCGACATCACAGGATATGTTGGACCACTGCCTGTAGTGTTCAACTTCAACATCACAAAGCTGCCTGAACTTGATCGTCCATACATCGACAGATTTTTTGATACCGATCTGAAGTCCATCGAGCGATCACTATTCACCACTGTTCTGAATCCTCGTCAGCGAGAATACATTCTTCAAGAGCGCCCAGACCTCAAAGACAAAGTGGTTGTTCACACCAAGTGCGCTCACACGGCACTTCTTCCTAGCGTAGATGACTCTGTGCCGCCAATAAAAGGTTTGATCTTTTGGCCATTCAGAATTTCTGATACTGCTTATCGCTGGGACGAGTTTGTCCGAATCTTCGAAGAGCAACATCTCGGCGAATACTTCAACGTTGTAGTTACCGACCCGAATGATTCGTTGAAGGCGCCGTTGCCGTTGTTCGTAATTCCGTTCCGCCCGTCAAAAGCAGAGTATTACGAGTTCTTGAACAAGCGCCCAATTGTGGTTATGCTCGATGATATTGACACGGTCCTTCATCCAGGCACGATTGAATTCTTCTACTATGGTTGCCCGACAATTACATTTGGCGCTAAGTTGTTACACAACCCAAATGCCATCCCGACAATTGACATGCTTGCTAGTGCTCTTTCCGATGATATAATCAATTACGATCGCAGAGCTGATTTGACGCCATTCGTATATTCGATAGGCGAGATCGATATGCTCTACAACAAACGGAATATGACAGATGCGAAAAACTAAATTCATTGTCTTCGACGGAATGGACAATTGCGGCAAGAGCACGTTGATCTCTGATCTCGTACGTGATTTGTGGCCAGTCGTGAAAGAAATCAAATTCCCAAAGACGTTGCCATCAGGCAATCTTCTTCGCATCAAGGAAGAAAAGGACTTTGAGCTGTTGTTCAGTATGTTTGATCTTCTGGATTCTACCAGAACATATTTGATGGACCGATTCATCGTGTCCAATCTGGTGTACGATAAAGTGTTGCGCGGTGAAGACACCCAGTTGTCCAGATACTACTACGATGAATTCAAACGTCGGTTTGATGTTCTCGAAATCTTTGTGACACGTCCGCCGATTGCCGCTGACTTTATAGACGATCGAATCAAATTGACACGAGATCAATTCAATGCTGGTCTTGAAGAGTACAAAAAATACGGAGCAAATCACCAGATTCTGTTTCGTGATGAGAACGATCAACCAGCACGTGAAACACAAGATCGACAAGTCGTTCTTCAAGAATGTATTGAGTTCATCAATCCACTCAACTACACACGCAACTAATATAGCACTAGTTGCTGAATAAGAAATGGGACCAATTGGTCCCATTTTGCTATCTTGATTTTCCGTTTATGATAAGATCATCGATCGGGTGAATGATATTCGATTCTGATTGTTCGGCACGAATACTCTTCTTGAGAGCAGCGATCATCTTCCCATCGATGTCGCGTGATCGCAAACCACCCTGTAAGAAGAAGTGAACTGGGACAGGAGCATCCCCATTCAAACGCTTCACCAGCAGCATTCTAGCACGACCTTCATGCCCTTTGATTTCTGGCAGACCGCCACTCTCGACCTTGCTCAAGCTGATCATAAGGAATGGAATGCCGAGCGCGTATCCTTCCTTAACCAACTTTTCAATCTTACTTGAATCCTCATCTCGACTGCCACTATGCGGCAAGGCAAGGTCCAGGAAGATAGACGGTTTAACCATACCGACGAAACCACGATAGTAGACCGACTGGTTCAAAGGAACGGCGCCTAGACCATCTTTTGCCGAGAACGTGATATTACCTATCTTGTAGTTCCCTTCCGCTTCAGGCGGCGACCAGGGCGGCGCGTCAAATATCTGCTTCGCGTAGATCTTGTCGTCTTCTTGAATGAATTGTTTGAATGTGATCATTAGTCTTTCTTTGCTACTAATATCAGCGCAAATGTTCCGTAGACATTAAAGTACTTGCTTGAAATACTGCTGCCCTTGACATCAACTGGGATAATGTAGAAGTTTTCATCCACATCAAATTCTTTGCCGCCGATGGTCTTAACCATTGATGCGAGCGCTTTATCGCTGTCGCTAACTTTGTCTTTAGCATCATTAAAGATTTTAAGACCCTCGTCCGTAAAAGTCCTGTCGCTAACGAATGTCTTTTTCTTTCGTATCAGACCAGAAATTTTAACACCTGGAATAGCTGAAAGAACCTGCCACATCTTAGCACCACTTGGGGTTTGAGCGTCACCGCTTGCAAGTGTCAATTTAAAGATGCTGAGCGCGATGCCGTAAAGTGCAAGACCGATCTTCTTGCCACGATACTTTTCAAGAACAGATACGGTATCAACTGACCAAAGATCGCCACCACCGGTCTGCCCAATAACCATTTTACCAATTACTGGAATATCATCGGCATCACTTGGTTTAAAGTCTGGGTCAGTAATGAAGAACCTCACCTCTTCTGGGTCCTTCATAGCGAACCATTCTAGACCGCTGCCACCAGGAAGAGGACGGCGCTTTTCGTATGCCGCATTTTCTCGAGCATCAGAAAAATTAAGGTGCCCTACTTCGGCATCAGAACCTGAATAATCGATTGGATCTATTTTTATAATTTCGGTAAGTAGCATACGAATATTTATCTCGGTACACTACTGTTTGCAAAGATCCAACAACTCGTCTTTAGTTAAATCTGATCGATGCCATTTAGCGTTATTCTCACGCCACGGTATAAATCTTAAATTTGCTGGATGCGACACCTGCTCTGGTGTCAGACCTTCTATCCATCCTTGAATTATTGACAAACGATGGTCTACTTGGTAATTATCTTCAGTAAGACTATTCAATCCACGCTTTGAGGCATCGTAGTTTGGAATGAGGTGAACGTTCTTGTTAGTTAACGCCCAGACTTTTCTTCTGTATTTTACAACTTCAGGTAATTGCGAAAGAGGTATCCACCGACCTGCTTCTTCGTTGGTCTTGCGGGTTTGCGGTGCATTAGCTTTGTTCTTAATACAAAGATCTTTTAAAGATTCTTCTGTGTGTTTATTTCCTGCCCACCCGTTGCGATATTGCGGCGAAGAGCGCCAAACCATTAAAGATTCAAGCTGTTTTGCTTTCTGCTCAGGAGTAAGTAACTTGCCTAAATTGCTTGAGCTAATCTTCTGTCTGACTTCATCTGGGGTGATGTTTCCAAGATTCCAGTGAATCAGTTCGCCAGATGCGAACTTCGCAGACATCGCCTCTGACTGCTTTAGCTTCTGTTCTTCTGTAGCAGGGATACCTTTGTTTGGCGCACCTCGCGCTTTAACCCTAGCTTTTGCCTCTTCGGACCGCTCTAACCTATAACCGCCTTTGTCTTTATTCCAAGACGATTTTCCGATTCGACTTGCCGAGATTTTTGATGATGCTAATGCTTTGGTTTCAGGACTCATTGCGGACTGCCGAGCAATTGCCGCAAGTCTCTTTCGTTCAGAACTCTCTTCGCTCTGAAGAGGTGCCCCTGGGAATTTAGCAATGTACTCCTCGCGTGTGATGGAGTGCGACAAAAGGTGCCGCTTGTTAATCGAATTGAATAGCTTTTGGCAGATTGCGCAAGTGATCATACTGTACCTCGATATTGTCATCAAAACTATTTATAACACAAGGCAACAAAAAAGGAGACTGAAGTCTCCTTTTATTTCTAGGTTCTTGAAACTTAGATTGTCGCTGAGGTAGCAACTACACGAATAGGGATGTAAATATATTCCCCGCTCTTTGTAGGTTTGATAGCAATGTCCAACCACAGTTCGTTACGGTCAATACGCTCCGGCGTGTTGTTTGTAGCATCGCAGTACGAAGCATAGTCGGACAGACCGCGCTTGATAAGGATGTCATTCATTACGCCGTCAGCAGCAGTCTTCAGATTGTCGCGAGTCATCTGATCGTTTGGTTCGAACACGAACGGCATAGCACCCTTACGGAGTGTACGACGCAGGTACATAACCAGACGAACAACGTTCACACGGTCCATAGCGGATGCTGCTGGAGCAGAAGTCTTCTGACCCCAGACGAGGATACCACGACCTGGGAAGAACACGATTGGGTTGATGTTCTTGTCGTATTCATAGAGGTTGTCGCGTTGACCGGCGTTCAGATTTGTTTCAACAAATGTTGTAGCAGTTCCGAGAGTACCAGTAACATAACCAACCTTTGACACATTGAATGTCAGACCACGTGAGTTACCTGCTGGTGGAGTCCAAACGTATGCTTGATTATCGCTGTAAGCAATAGTACGAAGTGCTACACCAGATGGAGCACCAAGAACATTGCGACCATCCAAATTGGACTGAAGTGCCCATGGGTAGTAGTAAGCAACAGATGTCTTGCTCTGGCGTGCTGATGTGAGCGACCATTGTGCTGTTTGATCAGCATTCAAGTTCACTGGTGTGTCAGCGAGAACCATTGCTTCTTCAAATACGTCTGTGCTCAGAGTTACGAGTTCGTCAACGACTTCGTAGTATCCTGGGCAGAGGATCAAATTGTATTCGTACAGTTCAGAGCGAACTTCAACGTTGCTGTTTACAGCAGCTTGAAGAGCAGTAACAATTGACAAACGACGCTGAGCATCAGAAGCGCCGAGCGGAGTAGCGATTGTGACTGACGATGCTGTTACAGTGAACACATCACCAGCAGCAAATGCTGTAGCACCTGGAACGATAGTGAAGTTCAAACGGTTGTCATCAAACGGCGAGTTCACAGTGCCTGAACCAGCTGGTCCAAACAGGTTTGTTACAGTGAATGCTGTAGCAGATGTGAATGTGATGGTGATAACTTCTGGGACAGCAAGAGCGTCTGGACGAAGACCAACAACTGTACCGTTACCAACGTTGCTTGAACCAGCAGCGGCAGCATACACGAGATCAAATGTGAACTTGTCACCGCTCACGAATGCTGTAGCACCTGCGGCGATAGTGAAGTTGACAACTGAAGATGAGAATGGAGCACCAACAACACCTGAACCAATGTGTCCGCTTTCAGTTCCAGTCACGCCGAACGTTGTCGATGTTGTGAATGTCACAGAAATAGTTTGTGGTTTGACTTGTGATGAAGTAGCAGTGATGCCAGTCATTGTACCGTTGCCGATACCAACGAGCGATGGAGTTCCAGCAGCTGGAGTCCCAAGACTGATGAATGTTTCTGGGGAGTCATCGAGATCAACGTTAGCGCGAACAACATAAGCGCGATTGCCAATGCCGAGGAAGCTGTTCAAAGCGAGCAGACCGTATTCATTGCGAGCATCGCCGTGGAATTCATTTCCTGAAATATCATTCTGGAAATATGGAACGCCGAAGAGCTGAAGCGATTGTGACTGAGATGTAACAGTACGAACTACACCATGCTCAAGAGTACCTGCCGCAGCGGTGACGCCGTCAGTCTGTGTCTTGCCAGCACGAGTCGCCAGAAAAATCAGCGGAACAGTTGTTGCTGATACTGGGAAAAAGAAGCTCTCGTTGATAACTGAGACGCTTACGCCTGGGGAGATAAGGGTTGCCATATTTTAGTTTCTCCTAGAAAGGATGACAGCGTGAGCTGTTCTGGTTGTTCATAAGCTATTTATTAGGCGGGCAGTTTTTGCCCCTTTAATTACACTCAACTTTGAAGATTGAATGCCTTTACGATCCAGGAAACATCAGGATCATCAGCAGGATTAAATTCTGAAAGATCAATGCCAAGACGCTTGAGCAAGATCTTTAGTTCTGCCCGCTGCTTCTCAGATGGTTTCTTAACAGTGGCGTCAACAAATGCCTGTTTGATCGCAGGGAACAAGTAGTCTGCAACCCAAAGCAGTAATTTTGCCTTTGCTGCTGTCCCTTTTGTTTTGCCTGCCTTCGCACTCTTCATCCGAGTCTCTAGCTCTTTCATCGTCGATTCACTACCGTAGTCTGTGAGGAGCTGAATGACCGTCTTCTCAGCATTTTCAGGAATAGTTGATGTGGCGTCTGCTTTGCCCATCACAGCAGCAAGTTTCTTCAAGTACAGATTTCGTTCAGCATCCTTGTCGCAGGCAATTTCAAGTGCCGAAACAAAGCGAAGAATCGTGTCTTTGATCTTAGCGAAGTCCTTATGATAGTTCGAATTGCCGACCATGCGGAATTCAAGGTATCCATATCGCATCTTAGAAATATTCACCGAAGCGTACTTTGATTCAGAAAGACTTTTCTTTGCTAAAGCAATCATCTCATTCGCTTCAGTCGGCAAACTATGCCCATGAGCAATCGAGTTGATGATAGATCGAATTTGCGGATTAGTGTATGAGTTCGCAATGCGATCAAACTGTTTAAGAACGTGTGACTCGCCCATGAACAATACAAGTTTCACAAGGTCAACATCTTGAATATTCGGCAAACTCAGATTGGCGTGAAATCCAGTTGAGATGTTTGTTTCGATGTCCTTGTCGATCATCCAGCCAAACACGCTCTCAAGGTCGTTAAGTGCCTGTCCTAATGGTGTTGGTGGCGAGATAATTTCTACGCCCATGCCCTTACCTTCAATGGACGTGTCTTCAGTGACTAACCAAATTTGACTCTTTGGGTCATACTTACGACGCGCATCGCCAGGGACAATCGCTTTGAGACCGAGATCGCTGTTCATTGAACGTGCGATCGCCCCATAAACTTTTTCGCTAGCGGATTCAGCTGAAGGATACTCCGTGTAGATCGTCGAGCTATTGTTCAGCAAATCACTCGCCCAACCGTATCGTGGTTCGATGTCATACTCAGAAATAAAATTGCGAATACCGCCGTGGTCTTTGACAAACTTTAAGAATCCGCTGCCGTAGATGTCAGTATCTTCTTCGTCATTCTCTTCTGCCCATGAAGTAAAGTCTCTGCCAAAAGATTGTTCCTCTCGACTAGACACGACAAAGTATTTCGTGATCTCTCTGAATGTGTCTATGTCACGAAGAGACATGAAGACTGGTTCTGCATTATCGTTGGCATGGTCCATGAAGTACGAATCAGAAGGCACAACGCACTCAATCTCAAATCCAGCAAGGGTATTTGTATCTTGACGCGCAGCGACCTTTTTGAACTCCGAAGGGTTCATCGCCTTTTCTGAAAGGAACTGTTTGAAACTGATCATAGCGGCATTGGTTCAGAAGGTGTTGGACCTTGTGGAAGTGGCATTTGCTGGGTGCGAAGTTCCCATGAAACACCATTCCAAAACATTAGATTTTCTGTAGTTGTGTTGTACCAGAGTTCATCGCGCTTTGGACCAACAGGAGCAGTTGGTCCAGAGTAATCAGCATCGGCAATACTCGGGACAGGTGTGCTGTCGAATGTGACACGCGCAAGTGGAGTCCCGAACGGCGTAATCTGTCCGTCTTCATCAACTTCGTTAATTACCATTTTTGCGAGGTCACCAATTTGGATAATGATCTTGCGAACCAAATCGTCCTTCACACCCATCGGGATGCTGAGATAGATTGGAACTTCGAAAGACAAAGTCCAAACAATCATTCGACGATCGGTCGATGCCGGATAATTCTCTTCGTTCGAAATATCGGTGAGTTCGACCTTGGTAAGTTTAGTCCAATCAAACGGACCATCGCTCTTTTGGATCTGAATGTCTGGGTTGAACAATACTAGGATCTGCTCAAGAATCTGATCGCGCTGAAGCGAGTTGGATGTGTAGATCGATAGCTCGATTGTCGCATTGTATGGGATTGGCATTGAGCGCTTGACGACTGTCAAGTCATTCGGAAACACACCACCAACAGGGAGTGTGACGCGCTGATCAAGGAATGCCTGAACCTTACGACGTTCTGGCGCGATGGCAAGCGATGCCAAATGCGCTGACATCGTTGGAAGCGAGAACATTCGATTCTGAGTATTGCCTGCCATCAACGCAGCAACGACTCGATCCTTTTGCCCAATAACAATTGGGACGCTAATCATCTCTGGTTCGTCGCATTCGCCACGACCAGTCTGAACTTGAAGTCCGTAGAAGATGGAAACGAACTGACACAGATATGAGCGAATCTGTCCGTTGAATTGGAAGTGATTAATCATTTAAGAACTTTGAAAATTTGTGGATCAAAGCTATTTAACCCGATAACAACAACTTCGTGCTCGTCACCGTACAATGATTCAAGTTCATTATCAACGGATTCGACATCGCCGAATTCTTCAATCCAATCTTCTTCATCGCGAGATGTAACCATCATCAAGAGTTCTTTTCTCAGTGGTGATGCTGTGAACCACGCGAGGTCATATTGAATTTCTACAACCTTAGTTCCTTTTGGCAAGTCTTTGACATCACAAACAACTGTGGTGTTTCCAAACTCGCTTTTCAGGTACTTTGGATCTTTCACGAATGAAGTGAACTTTCGTTTTACCGGCATTGATTTTCCAGCTGCGAGCCCAGCAGCAGTCTTGTCGTCAATGCGCTTGTACAATTTGGAAATACTTTCGTCAAGGTCTTTAGGCAACTCGAAGTCAGCGAGAGTAACAGCAATTGCCTCACCACGTGAATACACATGGACAGCATCACCAACCTGATTGCCATCTTCATCTTTACAGAGAACTGTCCAGCTACGAATGCTTCGATCATAGAAACGATCGAGAGTGTATTTCGCTTTTGAGTCTGCTAAAAATTGCTTGAACGAGATCACGAGGTCACCTTAGATGTCAGCGGCATTGTCTGTGTTCTGTTCAGAATCTCGAGTTGCGATGGACGATGCGCACTTCGTTCTGATCTACGATCAGTCTCAATGTAGATGTACTTGTTCTTGATGCTGCTGAACTTATACAAGCGGGCGGCAATCTTCATCTTTGGATCGTACTCGAGTCTGAAATAAGTTCCATCGACCGCACCAGCAACATCAGGCAACTTGAATCCAGTCTCGTAAGGTTGCCCATCAGGCGGCAGACCGTCCTCAACATACATCCCAACACCGTCGTAAGAACCTGGTTGATTGAAACGATTCGTACCCGATGCCTGCTCCCGGACGTTCGTACCAGTCTCAGGAACGGCGATAACCGCCGCTGCTTGGTTTGCCTCAGTAGTAGTCAACGGCGCAGTCTGGATTTGCTCTACGCCTTCAAAGAAGCGTCCGTCATCGATAATGTATTTCTGCGTGTCGCCAGTTCCGAGAATGTCACGATGTTCTTGTGATGGAACAAGTTGCTGCGCCTGAAAGCGATACAACACAGGTTTCCACGCTGTGGTAAATCCTTCAGCGCTCCAGCTAACGTCATTCACTTCCAAGAACTTACGAACTGGGCGAAGATTGTGGTCGTACTGAAGTTCACTTGGAATTTCTAACACGTCACCGACAACGATTGGACGTCCAAGCGCGCTGACCATTGTCGCATAGCTTGTCGTGAATGTGTAGATGTCGGCAATCTGAAAACCAAACTTTGAGAGATCGCTAACAGCATCGAACGGCGTGTACGCTGCCTTAATATGAACAGACGCCTTTGCGTAGTCACGATCTCGATTCTCCATGTACAGAGTGTCTTGAATATCATCAAGGCGAGTCTGCTGGAAATCAAACAACTCTAACTTGTCAACAACCCAAGAGTCTCCTGACATAGTCCCAGCAAAGCTAGTTGGGACTAGGCGCCAGTATCTTGATGCTGATGACTGCTTGATTCGAATCAAAGCAGGTGTCGGTACGTTCGGGAGATTCACTACGTCAACACGCATCCAATCAAGTTCAATCGGCGCAGAGAACGCATCGTTCACGGCGAACGGCGTAGATCCCTGCGTAATCAAGAATGATCCGATTAGTGAATTAAAACGAACGCCAACTGTGGCAACGCCAAGAACTGAAGTGCCACCAGCGCCGGTAAACATTACGGAGAATGTAGTCGGTGTCAATGCCACTGCCATGAACATTCCTGGTTTTGGAGATGCCCCAGAGGTGAATGAACCAAAACCGCCATTGCCGCTACCGCTGAAGATCACCTTAAGTGGATCAATCTTGTATCCACCATTGCTTCGATCAACTCGCACTTGAAGTGCTCGCGTCGTAGCAATAGGACCTTGTTGAATCCGAAGACTCGTGATGTGAAGAGTATTGTTCACATCAGACGCATTTTCCGGTTGACCATAACTCGTAAGGCGGATGCCAAAATCGTAGCCGATATATGCCGGGGCTTGCGTCACGGACAAGCCAGTTTCGGAAGAGACCCACGAGCCAGCAAGCGCATCAAATGCCAATGCCGGAGTTCCAGACCCAAGCGCTTGACCAGCACCTGTCAGATCGACAAGACGACCCTGCTCGTGTACGCCAAGAAGTTTGAAGACATTTACTTCAGCGCCAGAAATATTCAAATTTTCTGCGGCAAGACTTTCTTGGTATGAATTTTCGCTGCTGGTATTGAGGTCGTTTGAGAGCGACCAATCGCCAATACACAACTCTGGCGCAACATAAGGATTCGACGGCGCAGCAGGCGGCGGTGTAATACCTCCGTCTGGCGTTGTCGGATTATTAAAACTACCTGCCGCATCAGGGCAATCATTGAGAGTTGTTGGCATTAAAAATTATCCGACTAAAAAGCTAACGTTACCCTGTCCAACGTGGCCACCCCACTCGAAGTCGAGAGCAGATTGTTTCAGTTCGGTCATATCTTGACGTGCTTCAGAGACAAGCATTTCGCCATTCAGAGTGATAGTGCCAGCTGCGCCAGGAGTTCCAGAGCTGTATTTGCTTCGGATCATTCCGAGCTGCATCTTACATTCAGCAAGTGCCCAGTTCTGAATAAACTGTTTCGACCAACGATCAAGAAGAAGTTCTTGCTCTGGGCGTTCCATCAAGCACTCGAGAATAACTTTCTCGTTGCGATCGATTTTGCGAGTGATGAACAGTTCGCGACTTGGTTCATCCCACAAGAATGTAAGATCGCCGGCAAAGAGACGCTGGAATTCTTCAGACAACGAACTCAACATATGCATAGACAGAATGTCAACTGAAACTGCTGAGTAGTACGATGTGAGAATACCAGATGACCAGATAGCATCACTACCGCCAATTGGCTGAATACCGAGAACGTTCAGACGGTGAACTTTTGAAACACCAACGATGTGATCTGTGCGGTCAGTTGCGCTGTTCAAATAGTAAGTTTGCTGTCCAGCGAGAAGCGGATACATTACGTACTGAAGACGGTATGCTCCGTCGACCCACATACGATAGTTGTCGAGCGCATTGTCGATAGCGATATTGAATTGCTCTTCTTTCAACTCAACGCAAGTTTGCGGCCATCCAAGTTGTCCTTGAAGAACTTTGATCAGACGAATACGCTCATCGTAAGAACCATCAGTGCCGATTGAAACTTTGTCAGAGACAGGAGTTCCAGGTTGGTCGGTGTTTACTTGCTTCCAAGTAGTGCCATTCCAAGCATCAAGCGATTTTGTGGAAGTGTTGTAGAACAACTGTCCAAGACTTGGTGTCGGAAGATCAACTGGTTCGAGTGTCAGCGGCGTGATGACCGCTGGAATAATTCCAGAACCAGTATTAAACAGAGTTGTTGTAGAGCTTGGATATGCCCAAGCAAAACCATCCCAATATTGAGCACGTTGATTTGTGTAGTCCCAAACCAGATCGCCAAGTGCCGGTGTAGCTGGCAAGTCCACAAGAGCAGAAATAGACCCAAGTGGTACAAAACCAGGTGCTGGGAGCGAAACTCGAACTTGGAAGTTTGCTGCGGTCGCTTGTACCCATTTGACACCGTCAAACACCTTGAGAACGCTTGAACCAAATAGGTACGCTTGTCCAGCGACGCCTGGATTTGTTGGACCGGTTCTGATGGCATCAGCTCTCGTTGGAATCCAAGATGTGCCGGTCCAGTATTGAACGATGTTCAGCTGTTGATCGTGGTACACCATTCCAAGTGTTGGTGACACTGGCGCTTCTGGCAACGACGGAATATTTCCAGTGTAGCTTGAAGAATCTTTTTCAATTCGCGACGCTTCCAAAGGATACGACGCAACACCCATCGGGTAGTATTGAAGGATGTTCGTGAGCGGGTGAATTGTAGCGTAGTAAAGAGTACTTGCTACGGTGTTCGTGATTGTGACCGTGAACGAAATGGTATTCGTCGCAGCGTCAACAACACCTGCTGGAAATGGTTGTCCAAGAATGTCAGAATAGAAGGCAATGGCGTGAGCGCCAGTCGGTCCGTACAGCGTATCTCCGGGAACGGCAAGATCCGTAGATCCGGCATACGACGTACCATCTACTGGATAGTTATTCCCGGTAATTGGTTTCTCGTTGAGAAGAATCAGTGCGCCATCAACGACCGAAAGGTCATTCGGTCGAGTCACCTTTAACTCAATGGTCGTTGGCGTTGGGCGAGAGATGTCAAGTGTGAACTGACGTGCTTCCACCCATAGGTCATGGGTGGAACGTGCTGAAATATCTGATGCGCTCATTTGCGTCCTAAACTTAGAAGTTGTTTAGGTATTTATTGTTTCAAGGCAGATAAGTAAAGGTATGCAGTACACACTTCACACCTTCAGACCTACTGAAACAATCGACGCAGTGATTCGATTAAAGGGGCGTCACAATCTGACGCACTCGGACCTTATTCCGTTGCGGAAAGCATTCGATGATCTAAATGGATTGATCGTCCCTCGCCCTGGGATGACCTACAAAATTCCACTACCGTTTGATGCGACCGATGATTTCGGGAACATCGTGGACACTACGCCGAAGCTGGTCCACGATGCCGAGGGCAATCCGATCTACGTCTGATCCTACTTTTGTAGGACCTTCATAACGATTTTTGCGATGTTCGCAGCATCGTCAGCGCCATTGTGGTGTCGACCTTCTAGGGTTAACCCATAGTAGTTCAGCGCTCGTTCCATGCCCATCTCGCGATTCAAACCTTCACGAAGCGCCATCAACGTCTTCACATTGAAGTGACCTCGCATTTGCGCGAAACAGTTATCACGTCGATCGATGCCATAGAGATCTCGAAGACCTCCCCTTTGCCCGAGTTCAGATGAGAGTTTGACACGATCGTACTCACCGAAGCTGAACCATACATGATCCTTCGTAATGCCGTAGTCGCTCTCTATCGCCTTGAGGGTTGAGATCATGTCGGCACCTTCGTCCACATCTTGTTGTGTCCAACCGGTGAGTTGCGTACAGAACGGCGAGACTTGAGTGTAGAGTGGTTTGATCACGTACGAGCAAACGTTCTGAATGCCACGTTGCTTGTCAATTTCGCAAATGCCGATCTCAATGATCTCGTTCGGGCGATCGCCCTGCTCCTCGCGAGTTTCCCAACACGTGGATTCCACGTCTATGCAATATATTTTACTTAAATTAGCACCCATCAGGTTGCCTCCATATCAGGTTTTCAGATACATAGACATGGAGGTAAGTTATGCCATATGTCTATCAATACATCGATTCTATCACACACCAACCGTTCTACATTGGAAAAGGAACAGGTTCACGAAAAGATGTTCACCTAAACGAAGCGAAGAAGGCTTTAGAAGGAAAGCTTCGCGGGCGGCATTCTTATTGTGTAAACAAGATCATCTCGCTGCTGCTCCAAGGGATCACACCAAAAATTGAAATTATCCAAGATGATCTTTCTCACAATGAGGCATTTAAGCTTGAAGAGACGCTGGTTAGAAAATATGGACGCAAAAATCTTGACGAAGGCGGGATTTTGACGAACAGGGCTGTTGGTGGGCTTGGCAGTAGCGGCTTCAAACAAACGCCAGAAATGATTGCTGCGATTATCGCAAGAAACAAAGCATCAAAAGGAAAATTAAAACCTGGTCTAAGTGCGTACATTGCAGCCAATCCAGAAAAGCATATTAGTCGAAGGCAGCTCGGAACGAAGCATACCGAAAGTCGACGAGAAGCTAATGCCAGAACCCAACGAGAAAAGCAAATTGGCGCTAAGATACTCACATTTATGAGCCCATATGGCGAAATCACCAGAACTCAAAATTGGCGTGAGTTCCTCATTAAGAACGGCTTGAGCTATAACCTCGTTAGAGGCAAGGGCAAAATCTATGTAAAGGGGCCGAACGCTGGGTGGTCAATGACCAACGAAGAATACGTGAATCGTTGATCATTGTTACTGCTAGCTAGGTCTCCTTAGGTTGTGTCTTTTCGTTTTCGGCGAGATACTCCGCCAACGCATTCATTTCGATGTTGAGTTGAAGTTGTTCAACAACCATTTTCTGCATGACTTGCCCGTGCAGCGCTGCCCATTGGGGGCGTGTTTGATAGCGCGACTGACGCAGTGTCAGTTCTTGAATCATTCGTCCAAGAAGAAAGCGGCGCTCTTCAAGCCACTGTAGTCGTTCGTTCGAAATGGGCAGCATCATAGTCCTTGTAGCGGTCTTTAAACCAGGTTGGGGTTTCGCGATTAGTCCAGCGAGCGATAGCTGCCTTCGGACCCAGGTAATAATTTTGGTAAGCGACAACGGCATCAGTATCCTTGAATTCATCTGGCATCGCCTGCGGGAACGAAGTCATTCTCCCGCTTTTCAGACGCGATGGAACGTGACTTAAAAATTTCCCAATTGACGAATACGTTTTGTGAATTTTACCATATCGATGGGTGTACTCGGCAGCTGTTTCTTGGAACAGCTGAAACAACCAATTGTAATTCTCGGTTGTCTCGCGCGCCCAGACGGCACATGGATGATTGACGTGCGATGCGTTGTAGCACTTTCGGTTTTCAACAATCAGTTCGACAACGTCTACAGACGGCGAAGCGATCTCGTCAAGAAACAGTTCAGTTCGAAAATGGAGTCGCGGTTCCTCGCCTGGCAACTTCATAAACTTTTTGACCTTGTCCTTCATGCCGATTTTCGTCGACATTGTCGAACCATCAGCAAGAGTCTCCACACGATAGATTGGGTCTTGATAATCAAATGTGACGAGCTTGCCGTCTAAGATGCGGTGTGCTGTTGAGAGCAGTTGGGCATACTCAATGACCATCTTGACCACGTGTCTATCGAGGTGCTGCTGCGCGGCAATGCGCGGGTCAGTGTCTAAGGCAAAGATATTAATGGGAACACCTATAAATAAAAGTTTAAAGAGATAAAAATGAACAAATACCTCACAAGATACCTAAAGCTAATCGATCACTACCAACGAAACAGAAGTGACAACACATTTACTGAGAAGCATCATATCACACCTAAGTGCCTTGGCGGTACAAATGAACCTACAAATATCTTAAAGTTGCCTGCACGAGCACATATCATTTGTCACTATCTTCTTCACAAAGCCTACCCAAGCAATCGCGCCTTAGCTAAGGCTTTTGCAATGATGACCGTCAATAATAAAGGGCAAGATAGAAAATTCTCTTCAAGACTTTATGAACAATCAAAGATAGCGCGATCAAATGCGCTTAGAGGAGTCCCAAGACCTGAATGGGTCAAAGAAAAATTGAGGAAGCCAAAAGCCGATAAAACTAGATACTTTGGAAACACAAACGGAAAAGGTTTGAAAGGCTTCAAACACGATCAACCAAGGAACGAGGAACACATACAGAAAATTGTTGATGGGCGTCGGTGGTATGACGATGAGCGAAGGACGCAATGCAAAGACCGATCTGATGCGATCAGAGTGCATTTTATCTCTTGTGGTCTGTCGCGAAAAGATTTCTATCAATTGTACCCAACGTTCGGTCAAAGTACCATCAAGAAATTCCTTCGCGGTCTTTAAACAGCCGTAGACAAGATTTTTCATCGTGCCAGCTCAGTGAGTTTTATTCTGCTCGAGGAATGCGAGCTTTTTCTGAGCGCTCCAGATTTCATAGTCTTCGTGTGTTTCGAAGTTATCTGGGTTTGGCTTCGATATTTCCGCGATCGCGTGCTGAAGGTGCGTGATTATGTCTTGAATAATCTCGACCTGCTTTGCTTTTGGAAGATGAAACGCTTGTTGTGTCATAAGTTCATTATAACACAACCTGGTTGATTACGCTCGAATCAGCACTTCACCTGTTTGAGCATTTGTAAATGTAACAGAAAGATTGTTGGCGTCGATAAACGTCAGGTCTTGCGGCAGAATCATTTTGTACGAACCGCCGACATCAACAAACACCTGTGTCAAACCGATGAATGGCGACGCAAGATCAAGATTGTGCGTGATGGTCACTGGGACGCCTGCCGCTGCGACGAACGGAACCTTCGCTGTTACGTTTGAACCTGGGACAGCTGAAGCAAGAACCGTCCAACTTACTGGACTAGCGCTTGTACACAACTTGAATGTGTTCGTTACTGTATCAAACCAAGTTTGCCCAAGGTACGGATTGGCAGGACCTGTTGGATCTACAACGCCAGCAAAGTTCTGAGCGAGATCAATAAAGTTTTGCGCAAAGATTTCACCCCATGGAGTTCCGTTGCGACCAACGAGATCGATAGGGCGAGTTTCAAGCGTTACGCCAGGCGGAATGATTGTTGGAGAAGAATCACCAGCAATTGCGATAAGGTATGTGCTGACATTGACGACAGATCCGGTGTTGGTTGCGTCGGCAATATTTGCTGGCAGCGGAGCGTTAACAATCTCATTTACGAGAATGGAAGTCTGACCAGCAGAAAACAGACTCGGAACATTTGTGTCGCTTATAGAAGCGGTTGTGTAGACGGTGTATCGACCAGCGTAGGTCAGATTGTCAATGATGTCAAATGTCGTCGCTTTGATAAGGACGTAACCACTTGGTGCTGGATCGGTATATGCTGGGAGCGTTGCTCCAGAAAGTGGACCACGATAAAAAGCACCATTGAAGACCGACGTCTTGTCGCCTTCTGTCGGTTTGAGCGTGATGCGAGCAGGAACGCCAACGCCTCCCGAAGGAGTAACCTGAGCAATAGAATACGAATTTGCCATAAAAACCTATCTTGGAATGATTAGGTATTTATCTTGAAATCGTATTCCACTTGTTCAGCGTAGGTGAGGATAGCTCTTGATGAATTGTTCATTAGCACGATGCGAGCAGGCATCAAGAAACGGACATGAACTCATTATCAAAGTCGAGCAATCATCGTGACTGAAGCACGAAGGAACCTGATTGAATACTGAAAGATCATCAGTCTTAAAGACCGTCATCTTCTTCCCATCATCCAAGTCTGCTGTATTCTGCTCTGCGACGCGCTGATGAATCTCATCGATCCTTTCGACCGGAAAGAATTCATCAGCACCACCCTCGTACTTTGCTGAACAACCGAGCAACTCTAAAGTCGTGTCGTCAAGGTTATATGAAAGATAGAGGATGCGAGGCATTAGTCAAATACTTTTGCGAACAGACCGACGTTATCAGCATGGGATGGGGCTGTCCAACCTGCTGGTTTGATCAGGTCTGGGAGACCAAGTGGGTTCGGACGATTTGCGTTGACACCTGGATTCTTCTCCATGTTCTTCTCGTGAACGCGTTCCCATGCTTCGTAAGCATCAACATCGAAGGCGTTGAGTGTGCCGATGGCAACAACGCACAGATCGATCAGCGCATCGACAGTGTCGTCAGCGCGGGATGCTGGTTTGGCATAGGAGTCTGACATACAGTCAAGCATTTCGTCGAGTTCTTCCTGAAGGAAGTCGATTCGAAACTTGAGGAATGTGCGCAGCTTTTCCTTGTCAAGAGTACGAATAACCTTGTTCACACCAAACTTGGTATGCATGTTGGCAATGTCTTGTACCCAATCTCCTTCAATGGTGAAGTCGATGTTTTCTGTTTTCTCTAAAGTCATGGATTGCTCCTTTGTTGATGGAGCATTCTTGTATTTTACCACTCGACGTTAAGTGGACGAACCTCAAATCAGGTTCAACTTCAT